ACAAATACTGTGCAGCAATATCTGCTAATACTTCTTCAGATTTATTGCCCCAGTTATCAGCACCGACTTTGCGGCACTTAGATAATGCTCCTGATGCATATGCACTTGGCCATACACTATAACTAGATTTTACCTTTTTGTAGCAAGCATCTTTTTCACCTGCTGCTTCATCAACTTCTTTCTCTTCACCGTGGCACTCACATTCACATCCTTTACCACACTTACCAGCACATTTGGGACAACCCATTTCTTTCTCTTCCTTAGTCACCTTAAACAAAGGTGAATTGATAGGAGCAAATTGACTTGGAAGATCGTTTCTTACTACACTAAGAACTTTACCGCCAGGATATACCTTTTCAATTTCTAGTTGTGCTTCCTTTTTAGTTGGCATCTTTGCCTGGGGGAAGAACATTCTGATGTGGTAAGACTTACCTCTCCACATCACAACAACTGCCATAATATGACCAAATTCTGATGGAAGTCTTACTGCCTCACCAAGTTCCGATTTCACCTTAGCAAGACGCTCTGCTCCAGTTTTTCCCTGGAACTGAGTTCCACTAGTCTTACCTCTACGGACATCTTTCTTGTCCTTATTCATCTCATCTCTTTCTCTATGTGCTGCTCTTCTTGCAACATTTCCAGTGTGAGAACTTACATTCCTACCAACACGAAGTTCTGCACCTGCATAACCCTGTCTTGCAGTTCTAACTTTTGCTTTTTCTTTGTCAGTTAATCCAGCATCTACTTTTGCTTCTTGCATTTCGGTCTCCTCTTTGTTAGTATATCCTGCTGCAGCATCAGTGTTATGCTCAGTATCAGTAATTTTTGCTTGAACCCATGCAGGAATGTTCTTCTCTTTAGTTCCTAATTTCTTTTTAAGATCCTTAATATTCTTTGCAGATTTATCAAGTTGTGCTTGTGCCATTGATACTTCATGATCTTTTTCTTCACCAACAGGAACACAGTTGGGAACCATCTTTTTACCTTTTTTCTTAAGACCCTTTTGGGTATAACCCTTCCAACACTTCTCAGCAATCTCTTCTGGTTTGATGAGGTCAACTACTTCCATAAACTTATTACCAAAAGCATCTTCAATAGAAAGTCCTTCACCAAAATCACCACCTTTACCATCAGTGTTTCCACCATGTTGAGTGGGAGTATCAATTCCAACTTCCTCTGGTTCTTTATCTCCGCCACTAAACCTAGCGGTCATTTTTAAACCATCAGGAATCTTCTTACACTTTTTATCTGTGTAGCAGTAGTACATGCCTTTGCCACACTTTTGCTCACCAAGAATGATATCAACTATTTTAAGACCAGGAACAACTTCTTCATTGGGATTCATTCCCTTTTTGATTGATCCTTTTGGTAAAGATGGACCAGTTGTTTTGCTAAGTGCTGCCGTTCTTTCTCCTTCAGTAGCACCGCCCTTTACAAGGTTTCTTACCTTTGCAGCACGAGCGTCTTTTCTTAATTTTTGGGGATCTATATCGAAACTAGGCATCTCTAGAAAACACTTTTTTTCTATTTATCTTCCTTTAGGTTTTTAGATTGTGCCTTAATCATTTTGGATAACTCAGCAGTAGATCCAAAAAACATCGCATTATTTGTTACGTTAGTTGGTCCTTTCTGATCAGCATCTAATTCTTTTAATTTTTTCTGAAGATCAATTAATTTATCAGTTGCATCTGCAACATTTTTAATTAACTGACCAACAACCTCATATTGTCTTGGTTGCCCACCATCTTGTGCAAGTTCCAAAGCACAATCAAGTGCTTCTTGACCTTTCTCAATAATTGAATATAGATTGCCTCTTGTATATTCGTAATCTTTGGTTACGTCTTCTTTATCTGATGGTTTTTTTATTTGCTTTTTTTCTGGTTCTTTCCTTACAATCTCTGCCTCAACATCAAAGGCATCATTTAAATCGCTAAATTTGTCTGGCATATTTGTCACCCACTAAATCCAAAATCATCACCTGCTTGAATAGAATCATTATCAGCAGCAGTTATTAGAAGAACACCTGCACCACCAACGTGCTCGTTTGCCCTTGTATTATACATTCCTCTAGTTACTGTTAAATCATTATTTGTTTTAGATTTTACATATAATGTTTCATCATCTATCGTTATGTAAGATCTGACAGGAATGTTTGTGGAATCATTGACTGCAATAACAGTGTCTTTATCACTAATATCAACATCTAGATTAGTAATAACATTTCCATTGTATGCCTTTGTTGCTGTTGGAGATTTGTAAATAAGATCTCTCTTTGCTTCTGGACTTGGATCTCCTCCAGCAAGTCCAACAGAAACTCTGGTAATAACATCTTTGCTTGCTTCTGGAACTGGACCAAACAAGAATGTTTTGGCAGTAAATTTTAATGTGTAGAGTAAAACTCTTCTACTAGTATAATCACCATCATAATTATCCTCAAAAGACACACTTTCAAGAGTGATTGGAATATCTCTTTTCTCTCCTATTGATTCAACCAGATCTATGGATAAATTAAAATTAGGTTGGAAATATGGCAGTATCTGTTCTACAATTTGTAGTGCATCATCATTTAAAAGTGCCATAATAGACAGTTCAAAACTCATATTATATGGAACAGGAAAATACATCTTTTTGATGTCTGTTCTATCATCTTTAGATACTACAGCATATGCTTGAGTTGATGCCAGTTTTCTACTAGTATCATAAGACACACCAGTAAATTCAAATGACATTCTTGGTAAACTGATTTGAACTGGTTTATTCAAATCTGGTTGCTGCTCAAGACGTGCCAAAAACTTTTGAGTGGGACCATATGCAAGAGGAACTTTAATGATTTCTCCACCATCTCTTTTGATGGTTACTCCATTAAAGAGTGTTCCAAATCCAATTACGGTTCGTCTAAAAATCTGGTGATAAAAATGATCAAACATAGTGTAACTCCTTAGGGGATACCAAATGGATTAGATTCGCTAAAGTCAAGTATTTGATCTGCTTCTAATTCAATAGTATCGTTTTGTGCAAACTTATCTTCTGGCACATTAAATGTATTTATGTTTATTGTTGCATACTCTGCACCACTCGATTGACCAGCAATAACTTCACCAGGCAAGAATTCTCCTATAATATCTCCTAACTTGAGAACCTGAGTCACTGCATTCCAGGATTTAACTCTTGCTGTTGCACTACTTGCTGCCCCAACAACATCTTCATTTGGTATGTAAGTTCCATATCCAACAGTTTGTTGTGGCGCAGAAATGATTATCTGAGGAACCCCTTCATAATATCCACCAGCATCTTCTATAATCAATTCTGTCAATGTACCAAGTCCAGATATTCTTGCTTTTATTCTTGCATCAATCGTTGTACTTCCAATTCCTGGTTTTACAACAGTAACAGTTGGTATACCGATATAACCACTACCAGCACTTGTTATGGTTACAATACCAATGGCACTATCTGAAATATTTGCTGTTGCATATGCTCCGCTTCCACCACCGCCATGGAAAGTCACTCTAGGTGCAGATGTATATCCATAACCAGGATCTGCGATATCAACTCTCTGTACTCTTAGTTTATCGGGACTTGTTTCGCAAAGATCAATTATTCCACCAATCATTGATGCGATTCCAACCGCAGTCAATCCACCAGAAGGAGCAGATGTAATTGCTACCCTTGGTGCTTCATCATAACCAGAACCTCTTCTAGATACGACAATATTTCTTACAACACCATCTCTGAGACTTGTAATTGCAGTTGCGGTTGAACCCACCCCAACCATACTAAATGTTTGAATGTAACCTTCATCTATTACATTATCATCGATTTCTGAGATTCCAGTATCAATCTCTTCATCATTATATGCAAATAACTCACATCTTAATTCATAGACATAATTTTTTTGAAGTTGCCAAAAAGGTTTTTCGTGCTCAACGTACTTGATCTCAAATAATCTATCTCCCAGTGGGAAGTAGATTAAGTCTCCTTCTTTTGGTCTATTTGTTAGTTTTGTTTTGTTTATCGTTGCTATTTGAGACTCAACTACACTCTCATATCTTTCTTTAGATATGACTAGTGTTAAGTCATCAATCTCTTGCACTCCAAATTTAGATAAAAGTGTCCCTGCTCCACTAAATCCATCATAGGTATCAATATATGCTTCTAATGGAACGGCAGCAGTAAATTCCGATCTGGACACTTCTTCCATGATCGTTTTTTCATTTACATAAACTCTGGGAATGTAATATATTTCAACTCCGAACATTTTTAAATGTTCGTTTACTAAATCTTGAACCAGATTCTGTTCACCAGAAGATCCGTGTAAGAAAAAAGGATTGAGTGCCATATTACTATCCGATCATGTCTAACGGTGGAAGTTCATATGTTGAGGACATCTTATCAATAAGGGCATTGAGTTCATTTACCCCATCATCATAAATTTGTCTTCCATTTAATTCAGTACCACCAGGGAGTTTTACTCCTTGGAATTTAATTAAGTTTTGTCCCCATTGCTTTTTAAGTGCAGCAGTAACGTACTTCTTCAAGAAAGAATCGCTCCATACTCTTGGCGAATCCGCAGGATCAATCAGTCTATAGCAATCAATAATTAAAAATTGACCAGGAGTTACTGACCCCCAATCCATATCCATATAAAGTCTGTCTTGCCTTTGATTAAATCTTATTTGTTTTTCTGTAGTTAATAGAAAGTCAATATCAGATAAGTATCTCTTAACCATCGAATACGTTAAGAGTTCTGTTGATCCCCAGTAATAGACATCATTTAGAAACAACTGGTATTTTATATTGAACATACCACTTGAGAGACTACTCGATCCCTCAAATGCAAATACTTTATTGATACCTAAAATTTGAGGAGGAATTTGAATAAAGTTGTTAGATTCAAAGAAGTTAAATGTTGTTGGCGTTCCTGCAATATTTGCTGTAGCAGATGTTGTGGCAATTCCTACTCCACCTGCTGTTGCTCTTGCTCTGTCAATATCTTCTTGAGTAACCTCATACTTTAAGTACGTTTGTATAACACCATCAAAATGTCTCTCATAAAAATATTGAAGTGAGTCATCAATAATATCTTCAACTTGTTCATCAGCAACATTAATCTCCAAAACAGGAGCACCTAGTTGCCTTTTAGCATAATCGATTAATTGTTGCCTAGATGTTGGTGTTGCCATGTTACTGATCCTTCTCTATTAGTTGCCTCAAGAGATCTTTAATTTCGCCAATATCATTTTCTAATTTATCAATTCGATCTCGCTCCCTACTTTTTGCACGCTTCAAATTTTTGTATGAGTCATACCCATTTTTGTCGAGATTCACAATAGCATTACTACGTGAATCTCTGACCAAATAACTATGACCTTCTACTTTGAAATATCTATTATCCATATTATGCAAGTGCAATTACTCTAAGGTCTTTAAATCTAGGTGGATATGCTTGGTTTGTTGATGTTCCAACAATCTTAATTGTAAAGTATCTAAATTCTGGTAAATTATCGATACTAAACTCATAATCTCTGAATGGGAGATTTGCACTATCTGATGCTAAGATGTCTGTCTTTGGAACTCTCTTATTGGGCAGTCCATTAGAAGCAGCAAAATCTATAATTCTGCCTGCTGTATCAATGTTGTTGTAACCTGGGAATGGATAATATAATGGGTTATTCTCTGGTTCATTGCTAATAGAGTAGAACACTCTAATATCATTAAATGTATTTACATAACCAGATAAGAGAACTTTAATGGATGTCGCAGCATTTTCTAATTCAACTGGTTTGTTTGCATAGATGAATGCTGTTGGATCTTCGTTTAATGTAGATGTTCTTGGATCATTTGCATAATCAGTAATTGGAGAATTCACTCTGTTGGTAATAAGAACCATACCAACCCTATCCAAGTCAATAACAGGAGATACTGCTGAGTTTGCAGTTGATAGTGTGAACGTTACTTCCATTGACTTATTGCCAGGAAGGTTGTCAAGTTGCTCAAGTTCATTGACTCTTGAGGCAATCATTCTGGGTTCTGGGAGATATGTATCTTCCGTCAGATTGATTGGAGTTGCTTCTGTTTCCTGGAATGAAATCTCATTGCCATCAACACTTGTTGCAGTAATACCCTTGAGTGTCGCAGTGGTCTGTGTTCCTGGCAGGTTTAATGCCTGGACAATTGGACGAACTGCTTCATACTGAATATTCTGCGTTGCGTGAATTCTATCGCCACCACTTGATTTGGATATTGTTTGATAGAGTTTTGCAAATCCGCTTCCAGTATTTCTATTAACACCATTTGCTGCTGTATTAATTCTAATATAGTAATAATCAAGACCAATTCCTCTAGAAACCAGAGAATCTTGTAAGTAGTGATTTGTATTAATACGTCTCAATGATATTCCATTGTTTTCATACTTTTGAAGTCTGGTGTTTGATTGGTATGTAAATGTTCTTGTGTTATCTACACCCCTAGTAATACCAGTTAGTTGACCATTGGCAACTCCAGTGTAAGCGATGATTTCATCATCAATACGTACATAACCAGGATTTGTTGCTCCAACAGATACATTTTCAAAAGTTGCAAATCCTGCAGTACTTGCGATACTGATCGCAGTAGAATCTGAGTTTGTATACTCTGTAGTAAGAGTTGTTGGTTTAGAATCGCCACCTACATCAGATATCTTAACAATATTAATGGTCGAGTGCATACCATGGTTCTTATGGTTAACCTTAATGTGCAATCCATCTTCAGCGACTGATGCTAATTCAAAGTCATCGATAATAGCATTTCCACCAGCAACTAATGTCATAGTTGTAATACCAGTGGTTGGACTAATGTACTGTAAAGGTTTAGATGCATTCAATTCAAAATCGCCTTGGACATTATCGAGGATTAATTCATTAATTCCAGTAATTGCTGGCAGAGAAAGTTGTAAGTTTCTTCCCAATTGGTCATTACCAATTGTATCTACAGTGAATACGTCACCAACTTGATAACCAGATCCTCCATTATTAATTGTTGCTGCAATTGCAACTCCATTCGTAGCACCAGCAGATCCGATTGTAATATCTGCAGTAGCATTTCTACCTGTTCCAGAGAATGTTACGAGAGGAACATTTGTAAAGGTAAACTGATTTCCATCAGATGGAGTATATCCAATACCAGCATTTACAATTGTTAATGCTCCAGTTGCAGATCCACCTGCACCAACATAGTCACCTCTAGCGGAGGTATTTTGTTGGACAATGGTGTTACCCTCAACAAAGGGACTGGTGTTAATAATATCATTAGCAGTTACAATTAATTTTCTGGAGTTAAATTCCAGAGCGTCCTTACGTAAAGTTGCAATCTGCTGGTTTCCTTTATTCAACTCTGGGTTGAAGAAGGATACTGTTGCAGAGTCTCCAAACTTTGCAGTATAAAGATTGAACTTAAGATCTTCATATTGGCTTGCAGTCCAAGTAGCACCATTTTGAGACTTAAACAGAGAACCAAGAACTGGTTGTGCGGACACAACTACTTGTCTAGATTCTGGTTGAAGAAGCGTACTAATATCAACTTCACCCATTCTAGAGATCCATACTGTATACTCGTTTGATTGTGACAACAGAACGATCGCATGATCTGTGTTGCCATTTAAGTATACTGGTGCAGGGAATGTAACTTTTGTTGGAATAGATGCATCAAAGGTTTCGATAACATCCTTGGAGTCCAGAATAACCTCACCAAAAGGATATACTTGTGCAGATGGTACACCCGCAATCATTGGTCTCAGTTGGACCGTTACTGGGAGCAGAGGATCTCTTGTTCTGAAGTAAACATCAACCTCCGTTACAAACGCACCTGGATTATCAGTAATCGTAAATGATTGTGCTAATGGATCCTTACCACGAGGCGCTGGACGCGGTGGCGGTGGTGGTGGTGGCGGTGGTGGGGGAGGCAGAGGAGTTACTGTAGTGCTTGTACTATTAGTTACAAGAGTAGTCACCTGTACATCTGTTGCTGGTCTTGTCTCACTCGCAGAAACAACTTCAAATCTTGGTTTTCTAGTAGATCTAATTGTTTCTTGTACATTACTTAATGTACCAGATGCAAAGTATGCACTTTCTCCACTTGATGACGTTAAACCACCAACTGCACTATTGGTTGAGTTACTGGTAAGTCTAAAGATTTTTGTACCTACTTCAAATGATGGATTAGATGGAACATTTGGATCTGGAATAAAGAATGTTCCAATAACAGTACCAACATTATCGGAAACTAACTTGACATCAATGACTTCTGCTTCAGCAGTTACACCTCTAAGGCGCATACCTGTTCTAATATATCCAACAAATGCAGATTGGTTACTTTCTGATAAAGTTCTTGTATCTACATTCAGAATAATTGAAGAACTAGAATAGTTTTGTGGAACGGTGTAGTTTTCATCATATGGACTTGTAGTAAATACGTCAGTTGGATTGTCAATTGGACCATATTTGTGGTTAGATTGTGCAACCTTAAATGATATTGTTGGTGAGGAAGCTCCAGTTACAGGTGTAGAACTAGTTGGCATAGAACCTGTTATAGTTTCACCTACACTGAATGATCCACTAATCATTCTAATTTCAATTAATTTTGGAACTATAAATCCATTTACATCTTCACCATCAAAGAATCCATATACTCTTGTGCGGGGTTTGAACTTTCTTCCAGTAAATTCAATATTTCGTGATCTCATAAATGCGATCACATCAGTACTTACTACTCTATCACCTTCATTAATGGTCTCAGTCTGTTCGGAAAGTCTTAATTGATCTCCTGCTCTCGTTTCTGTACCTGTTTGTGTAGTGGTTGTGGTTGTAGTAGTCTCTAATTGACTGGTTGTTACAAGAGCACTGCCATTATTTGAAGTAGAAGTTGAAGTTACAACAGTACTACTGGTTGAAGTACTACTTGAACCAGTCCAAGTAGCAGCCCATGCTCCCCAACGAACTGGTCCAAGACCTGTTTGAGGATCATAACCATCAAACTCAAGTTGCAATCTAGTTTGAGTGTAATCATCAACCTCTATTTGTTGAGGTGCTAATCTTACCTGATCAATCCAGATATCGGAGGATGGGAATAACTCAATATTACCATTATATACAGTAACAAGATATGGAACAACGTTTTCAATTCTAGTTGCAAAAGGTTGTTCAATTTCTAAACCAGAAACATAATCAATAGTAAGAAGTTGACCAGTTCTTCTAAAGTTTGATCCAACAAGGTCTGTGGCAAACGCTGGGCTTATGTTTTGATTTGCGGTTGTTCCAATACCAATCAGAGACTTTGATCCAACTAAGAGGTCAACTTGAGTTGTAAAGTGTGATGGACGTAATTCTGAATTAATTGGGTCAATACTATTAGTAATCTTTCCTGCTTTTAGTTGATTTCTAGTAGTTGTAAAATTATCGACAAATATACCAGATTTAAATCTAGTCAGTCCACTATCATCTGGAACAATTAGTGCTTCTGTTTTTGCTTCAAGTAAAGACAGTGCTGTATAGTACTCAAGGTTTTTAATTCTATCTTCAAGAAGTGCAATATCTTGCATTCTATATCTTTTATGCGATTTTAAAGATATAGAAACGTTGTTTGCATTACATAGATACGGTGGTAATTTAATGGTAGCAACTTCTAATGCATTATCAATTGCAAGCGGAGGAAGTGGTGATTCTGATGGAACACCTTTAATCAGTTGGAAACCGCCATCTGGATTAAAATAAAGTTTATCAATTCTTGGTAGATAATGTGAATATGTAAGGGTAATTGACTCATCTGATGCTAAAATGTTTTTAGCAGAGTTTGTTGCATCAGAAAAACTACGGGAATCAAATTCAAAAGGTGATTTTAAAGTTGAGTTTGGATCAAACCTGCGAACTCTAGGTCTAATATCAAGAACGTCAGTAAGTCTAACTTTATTCTTAATAAAGGGAAGATCACAATAATTAAATTGATCATAAGATGATACTGTAGTAATATCACCTTCGGTGGAATCCGAGTATTCTGCAGATTCAAATATAACTCTTAATTTACCTCTAGGGTCTTTTGTATTTGGTTTTCTTACCAATCTCGAATAATCTACAATAGTTTCTCTTTGACCAGCATCTAAAAGATACCTACTGAGAATATTGTCATCTCCTGGTGTAAAATCGCTTATGGTTCCAGTGATTCCTGTTGTTTGACTGATAATAGACTCATTAATTTCAAAACTAATATCGTTCAAATAAACGAATGCAATTTTAGATGAATTTGGTCTTTCTATAAAGAGACCAATTGCACCACTATTCTTACCTACAATTTCTTCTCCGATGATGAAATCATCTGTTTTTCCAGAAGGTCCATTTAAATTAAATAATGTGATTTGTGGAAGAACGGGGTCATTTAAATCATCGGATTCAAAAACACCATATACCTTTACAACATCTGGTTCAAGTAAGCAAATTTCTCTATCTTGAACTCTGAGTCCATATCCATACGCACCATAGGTTAATCCATCATTTAATGTAGTAGATCCAATACCAGAAGAGGATAACTTGGATTTGTTTACAATAATTGAATTAGTTTTATTTGAATTTTTTACTTTATTTACTACTGAGGTCTTTTCAAGGGTTGTAATAAGTCTTGCTGAACCAGATACAGAAAGTCCAAAAATTCTTAACTCTCTATTACCATTACTAAATCTGAACTTGTCTTGAGTAAGTTCTTCAAATCCACCTTGACTATTAACTAAAACATATCTCTCTTCATCAAAGGGTAAGAATGTCTCATTCTCTCCCGCTTGAATTGTATTGGTAGCGTTTGCAGTAATAGTTACATTAAATTCTTTTCTAATACTCAGTTTGGATTGAGTTATATCTACGCTAGAAATAAATTCTTTGGGTAGGGGAGTGTAAAGTGTATTGTCTGATGATGATTGGAACCTTGCTCTTGCAATTGCAAAGTCTGAGGCATTGATGGTTGTTGTTGGAAGACCACCATCATTAATATTCGCAACTGTAGTAATCCCAACAATAGTAATATTGTAATCGTCAATAACGCTTGTAACTTTTGCATATGTTTTTACATTAGTTGTTCCTAGTTGACTATTAGTAAATGAAACTAAATCTCCAGGTTTAATAGTATTTGGAAATTCTATATCTACAGAAGTTACAGTAGATATTCCAGGTGCAGAACCACTTTTTGGAGAAATTACTACAGATGGAAATCTAACAGCAGGATAAACTTTAGTGTCTGCATTAAATGTTTGTCCTGCACCAACAGAACTGTAAAGTGACTTAACATCATTTACACTAAATGTTGTTACTGCAGTAGATATTCTGCCATTGTCAATACCGTTGAATACTAATTTTTCTCCTTTTAAAAAGGTTCCTTTTGTATTATATGCAGTTACAATTCCAATAGATGTGTCAAATCTTAGGTGAGCAGTTGCTCCACTAGATTTACCCTCAATAAATGTAGGTACAGTAAGACTTACTGATTGGTTCAAAGTCATTTCAGTATATGGTTGAATATCATACAATGTGATATCCCACTCATTTAAGTCACCAACAACTGATGAGTATGATCCAGACTCTAAGGCATAATCATATACTCTAGCAACTCCAATCTCCTTTCCAGAAGCAGTTGTGCTCGTAAGACCTATTCTAGAGTCTCGAAGACTTATTATTGAAGATGTGCTAAATCCAATTCTTGGAGCACCTACTACTCTATTGAGAGTTAATGTAGGACCAGTGAAGTAGTTAACTCCTTGATTTACTAATGTTTTTGTAGTTCTTGTTTTGGGGAAGTCTAAGTATTGGACAGTACGTGAATCGACTTCAAATCCTTTAATAAATGCCTTTCCTGGTGAAATCTTGTATGTTCCAAGATCTTCACTGGGAACATTATTATTGTATGTTAATTGATCTTTACTAAAAACTCCATTATTTCCTTTTCTATCATTAAGAGATTCTTTAGCATGAATAGAAAATGGTGTTACATAAAAATCTCCAGATTGATCATATGTTCTTCTTGCAAGTTCATTTGCAAGTTGATTATATTCTGGTCTATCTTCAATGTGCTGAACAAAACCATTTCTGATTATCATCAACTCAACAAAATTTTCATTTTTTGTTGACTCTAATGGTCTTTTAGCAAGTACTGCAGATATTTTTAATCTATCTGCTCCAGGTGCCGCATAGTTATTAAACCCCTTTGCGTTATCTGTAAGAGTACTGTCTTTTCCAGCAGATACGACTTCCTCATAAATCTCTAGTCCAACTCTATATGATGGTGTTGGACTATGAGCATCAAGGACTAAAGTCTGTCCTGGAACTTTTACAAATGTTCCTCTTAAAAAGTAAACACCTTCTGACAAGAATATTGCAGAACCATTTGAAATAGCATTAACAGGAGCAGTATTTGCAAAAGCTTGTCCTGCCTGAAAGTTAATGATAGATGTAGATAAGTTCTCTTCTAAGATAAGTGGTTCGTTATCATCAAATACCTCTTTACCATCATTACCAGAACCAACATAATTTACAAAGAAAGTATAGAATCCTCTTTCGGATACTTGAACTCCTTCGTAAAATACAATTTTTGCTCTTACGTTTGATCGTTGACCCCTTACAAAAATATTGACAAGATCATCCGCATAGTTTTCAACCGCGATTCCAAGATATTCTGGTTCAACTTCTACAGCAAACAAAGAGTTGTTGTAGTTGATTTGACCAGGAATAACAACAGAACCTTCTTTAAAAAGGTGTGTTCCTACCTGCTCAATTTGATCTTGTAATGTTGATTGTAATGTTGTTAATTCTCTTGCCTGAACTGGAAGTCCAGGTTTGAATAATACTTTATAATAATTTTTTTTCGGATCAAAGTCGTCAAAATAAGGTGATACGTTGAGATTAGTTTCTTGTGGCATAATCCTTTAAAATTGCAAAATAACTTTGATATCTTCTCTTTGATTTACTGACCTAGTAATAGATGGTCTATTATCAACATAAAGAATGGTTCCAGAATATTTTTCTACTTCTGGATCCGCTACACCCTTAATAAATGTTTGTCCTAGGTAGTATGTCTTATTATTTATGACGGTACTTATACCTGGATTTGTATCAGTACCAAATCCCTGATCTATGTATAAGTCCTTACTACCACCAACAACTTTTAAAGAACCACCTGTCAGTGTGTCTGCTGTAAAGGGATTCAATTGGAATCCATAGGTTGCAAAAGACTTTTGTGTCCCATCAGTATTAAATCCAACAAGAGATCTGTCTTGCCAATAACGTAAAACACCAGTTTGTGCATCATAAGCAACCACTCTTCCAACAGCAGTAACACCTGTTCCCACAGTTTGAGTAATTACCGCATTTTGCTCAAATGTTGTTGACCGATAATCATCTTCATTTGGCGATATTCCCTTTAGAACCAATCCCCTCAAAGTACTTAGTCTATCTTCAGTAAGAATGGTATTCGATTGGTATCCTCTTGGGTCTTCAACAATTCCAATTCTAGCAACAGCAGTTCCAGTAACAAAGTCTGGATTTTGCTCATCGTTCTCAATTCTGGAATAGATTAGAACGTTTGTAGATCCAAGTTCGGAGTAAATGTCTGCACCATGCCCACCAGGAGGTGGAATAACCACATCAAAAATAGGTGTATTTGATCCCGTTGGAACATTACCACCAATTAAATCTACAGTACCATAAGTATATCCACTACCACCATTTGATATCGTAATTGATTCAACTTTAGAATCATTGTTTATGACAATAGTGCATTCTGCATCCGAACCATCTCCTTTAATAGGAACCTTTGAATATGTTATATTTGGAGGACCAACTAAAAATCCTCTATCTCTAATAGTAACTGTTTTTAGTTGACCACTAGTGGAAGCATTATTTCTTACTGTTTGATAGTCTGAATTAGTTTCCCAATCTACAGGAACAGGAATAAAATTCAGAGAGTCAAATTTGATAACATCACTAGGACTAATGGTATAAAGATACTTCCAGATATAACCGTCTCCACTAGTACCTGCTGCCCTTGGTTCTAAATCTGTGAATTTGGGTTCATCAAGAGAAGGTCTTCCATTAGGGTTTTCTGGGTCAATTCCATTATTAAGGCAAATATAAACCCTAAATTCACTATTTACAACATAATAGTTTGATGCGTATAAACTTGTTTTGTTTGATGGTTTCGACAAGTTATTTCTATTAACATCATGGCGATACATATCATAGATTGTAGCTGATGCCCAGGATACTTTTCTTACAACTGGACGAACATCATCGGCAGCAATTTTTTTCAACGCAATCATAGTATCCCAATATGTATTGGAATCGTCAAAACAATCTCTTGGGGAAGGTGGACTGACATTCCAGTTACCAGTTACTTCTGTGGCATTTGGTAAACCGATAAAAGTATAGTATGATTTATTTGGGTCCCTAATCTTTTCGATAAAGGACCTGGCATTTTTAACTCTCAATAAGTCAGTTATAATAGCAGCCATTTCGGAAACAAACTTTTTCTATGATCTATTTATTAGTTGAGATAACCAAGATATTTAAGTGGATTTTTCCTTCTTATTGTTGGGTTTGTTAATATACCCACCTGTGATGTTCCATGTACCGCTGTCCAAGACTTATTGCCAGTTCTAACTGGAAGTCCTACCTTACCCCAAGTATATTCACCATAGTATGCAGTTGTTGCAAGTCCAACAACATTATTAGATCCAGCACTTTGTAAAGCAACCACAACTGTTGTCACTGTAGTTCCAAATCCAACTGTACTTGCTAATCCAGTTATTCCTGCGGGAATAATCGAATCCTTCATGTACCAATCAATACATTCATACATCATATCTGCATTAATTGTAGAAATTCCGATTGCAGAACCATCCGCACTTAATGATGTTTGTGCTGCGCTGACAAAGTTAGTTCTGGTTAAGTTAAACAAATCGCCAGTAGTAATTCCTGACATAGTTATTGACAGACTCTCTCTAATTTCAGAGTCAAAGGGAATAAACAAGTCAAGCGTAACTCCAATACTTGTTCCTGCACCTATAGTAGTCGTTCCAACCCCAACTACTATTCCATAATCACCCTGATAAGTCACAAATTGACACTCCTCAGGACCTCTCTTTGGTGGTGCAATAAGCACTTCTGGTGGTTCGATGTCAAGAACTGTAAATTTAATTGGAGCGGCAAGTGCCCACTTTCTTGATGTAGTTGCAAGACCAACATTATCATAAGTATCAACAAATAATGTATCTCCTTGTTGATAATTGGTGCCACCTTCAAGAACAGTGAATGAAGCAACATTAAAATTCAATGTACTAATTTCAATGTCAGCAACTGCACCATATCCAATACCAGATTCTGTTTTGAGTCTTGCGGACCTAAAGAAGTTAGTTTGAGTATCTACTGGAGGGAATCCAGATCCTTGTTGTTTAAGAGTCATGGACTTCAGTGGTCCATAATAATAGTTTGTTCCTCCAGCACTTACAGTAGCAGTTGCTATTGATCCCCCAGCACCTATGGTTACTCCAGCAATTGCTTGTGTTCCATCTCCATATGGTTTTTGAATGGTGACTTCTGGAGCAGAGGTATATCCATAACCAGGATTAGTAATTAGTATGTTGGATATTGATCCACCAGCACCAATTACTGCTTCTGCAGTTGCTGTTACAAGATCTTCTCCAGAGACAATCTCAATTATACTTCTGTCTTGTACCGATATTCCCTCAAATGGATCATCAAATAGTGGTCTAATAGAATAAACATATACAGAACTATCCGCTATTCCAATATTTGATATGATATTGGTTAATGGATTGATAATTGGTTCATAATAAACTCTGTCTTTACCGATAAAATTATTGTCAATGATCTTGTCTACAGTTTGTTTTGACCATGAAAGTGGTCTCTCAAAGAGTTCATTAAGGGTTACACCTTGACCAGCATAGTTATTTGTAATAACTTTATCTGCTGCTTTAATATCCATTACAAGTCTTGGATCTTGTGTGAATGTTGTATCATCATTACTGTAGAGTTGAACTTCATCGCCAATTTCAACTGAAGGGAGAACATCAACAGTACGAACGTCAATTGATTGAGTACCAGTGTACATGAAGATTTTAGCTTTATCTCCTGTTGTACTAAATCCACTTATTCCACCTTTTGGTGCTTCAGTAAATCTTAAAGTACTACCTCCATTAAATTGATAACCTTCTCCAGGAGTTTGGAGAATATCATTTACAAATACAAGTAAGTTTGATTGTAAATTAATACCAGAGTTTGCTTTTGCAAAGAATGAAATACTCTCACCATTAACTGATAATGGGAACAATCTTCTCTGTCCATTAAAGAACGGATCAATTTCATCAAGAACAATAAATTCTCCAACGTTCCATCCAGAGAACTTAGACTGGAATGTTCTGTCTACTGTTAACTCAAATGGTCTGTATGTTGCAAGTCCAACAAAAGTATGTGGGAATTGCTTTCCTACTGGTGATGGTCCAGCAAAAACTGTGATAGTATCAGAAGTATATGAGGTAATACCAACATCTTGGTTGGCAATGTTATTATCAATACCAGGGCGTGGATATGCTAAAATTGCACTGTAAGAATCACTAGCACATCTGAATAGTAAAGATTCATTTGCTATTCTTACCGTATTTGCTGTTGTTAAAGTGTGTATGCCAATGGTTAATATGGATTCTCCAGATACTGGATCATATGTGGCGTCAGTGACTGAATAATAATTTGCCCCATCAAAAACAGGAGTAACTGCATTTGAGGTTAATGTTGCAAATGTTGGAATACCTACTGTTCCTCCAATAGCAACAGTAAGGCGTTCTCCAGAACCATACCCATAACCAAAATTATTAATTTCAAAGTTTAGTATGGTACTATCCTTACTTGGAACCAGATCAACTGTTGCCCCAGTTCCAAATCCAACATCATCTGGATGGTATACCAATGGAACATTGTAATATGTTAATGGAGCATCGAACACAACGTCCAGTGGTCTAGTCACTGTACCACAACGCTTATATGCGTGAGTATATGGAGATGGACCAGAGTTTATAATAAATGTATACTCGTCTTCAATCTTAGTAACTGCAGTTCCATTTGCAGCAGGATCTTGTCCCGTTGGTGAGTTATTGATCTGTCTTGGAGCAAGAATAATTTCTTCAACAATACCACCAGAATTGTAGAATGATTCTGCGGTAGTTACCCCAACGTTTATTTCAAAATCATATAAAGTGTTAATTCTAGTAACCTGAGTACCACAATATGTTGGGTCTGTTACTCTTGGATGAGTAAGAATTCCAACCCCACCATCATATGAACATGTAAATGCAAGTCCAGTAAGGATTACGTCAGTGCCAACTTTTAATTTATGTCCAAGAGTTAAAGAACCACCACTTACATATTCATGAGGGATCGTAGAAATTCCTGCATTAAATGTAAGTGTGTACATATTAGGAGCACTCAATACACTAAATGTGTCTCCAAGTGGAGATACTGTTGGATCTCCAGGGAATATATTTGTATTAATACCAACTTGAATTACACCACCAGATACGTAGGTGTGGGAGATTGTAGATGGCCCAACATTCACAGTAAATGATGTGGTCGTTCCAACCGTTACAACATCAAAGAAATAACCTTGAGTACCATCTGGGAATACTGATGTTGTCAGACCAGCGGTAACCTGTCCAGCATCATTTTCAACATAAGTGTGCTGAATAGTGGATACTCCAACGTTTAATTCAAATTGATCAGAAGCAATAATGTTGCTTACTGTAAATGTGTATCCTTGAGTACCATCTGGGAAGATGGTTGTTGTGATACCAGAACCACCAGGACATGTAAATTCTAAATTGTCAAGTCTTACATCACTACCAATTCCAATAACACCAATAAAGGAAGCACTGGTCGTTACTGTTGCAAGACCTGTGGTATTATCGTATTTGAATTGTGTGATTGTAAATGTTTGACCATATCCCGTTGGTCCCCCAACAGGACAACTGAAAGTTAATTCGCGCATCTTAAAGGTTTCACCATTAGTCAAACCATGATCACCAACAGTAAATACAGTTGCCAATCCTGTTGTATTGTCATAAGTAAAGTCATAAACTCCAAAAGTTTGACCATAACCAACACAAGTCAAAGCAAGTCCAGCAAGAGAGAAACTTCTTCCAATTGCTGTTTGTGGGACAATTTTATGAGGTTCTAAAGTTGTAATTGTAGATAAACCAGTTGAACTATCGTATAGGAAATTTGTTACTGTAAGAGTGGTAGCACCACCAACACTAACTGTCATGATACCAGTAAGATTATCATACAGTGCATTTGTAACATCAAGTGGTGGGTAGTAATCACATGTGAATGCTGCACCAACTACTTGAACTTCATCACCAAGAGAAAGGTTGTGTGGTGTTGTTGTAGTTACAGTGGTAATTCCTGTAATTGAACTATATCCAATGTTTGCAACTTCTCTAGGGGCATAAAATACTTTTGAATTTGTAATTGCAACACCAACTACATGACCATCAACAACTGTTGCAATACCAATCGGAGTAATATTTGCTGCACCATAACTTGCAGTTTCGATTCCAACAGATACTGTTTGTAATCCCGATCTATAACCAGATCCAGTATTTCCAATAGAGATTGCGGAAATTGTACCAGCGGCAGATACAACAGCAGTTCCTCCAGCAGATACTAATGGTTGATACCCATAACCTGCTTTTGATGCAACACTAACAATAACTCCACCTCTGGGAACTCTATTAACGTTAATGTCATTATGATTAGATGGATCTGTTACTTCTCCATTAAATCCAAGAAGAAGTTGACCGCCGCCACCTTCAAGTTTGTAATCACCTTCAATATTTGTCAATACGTTACCAAGTCTTTGTGGACCTTGGAATATATCATCAATCAAGATAATTGTATTTTGTGCGGAAATATTGTCAATATCATTTCCATCATACTTCAAATAGAATGACGTATTGATTCCATTGAATTGATTTGAGATATCATCATAAACATAATTGTTATCATATGCACGAGTAAAACTGGTGGTAAATGCCTGGCTTAACGCAGATCTAAGGAAAATTCTTCCACTAAATCTTGAACTTGTTGTAAGTCCAGTATAATCAATCTCGCCAGAATTTTGTGCGGTTGTTCCCAGACCTACTGGAATATTGCCCCAAGGTCCTTCTATTAAATGTAGGTCATTATTAATGACGTTAAAGTTTCCTACTTGCTTAGTTCCAACTGTTCCTGAAGTGTGGGCAACATCATCTGTTCCCATCCATCCTCTTCTAACAGTAAGAGTGTTTGTTACATCATCTACGGCAGCGACTAAAATAACTTCATCTTCAAACCTTACTAAATCTCCACCAAAAATTGAAGTTACTCCAACCATATTAAATATGGTTGATCCAATACCAACATTAGAGGAAAGTGCCACAGTATATGCCGTACCAACCATTGGTGACTGAATAGTACCGTTGATTGTTACCAACATTCTGTTATTTGGTTCAATCGCTCTAAAGATGTGCGTTGTTCCAATACCAACTCCAGTTAAACCAACACCAATTGGATTAAACAATAGTGCGTTGGTTGCTGAAGTTGCTACTCTAACTTTTTGATTATCTTGTTTAATAATATAAAACTGAGATGGTAGGAACGAGGTAGTTCCAATTCCAGGTCCAAAATCTGTAAGGCTAATCTGAATTGCATTTGCAAAGTCGTTTCCTGGAGGAACATACTCAATTAATTCACCACTGACAAAATAATGGTTAGTTATGTCTAAAGTTCCTTCGCCAACGGATACTTTTGCGGCACTGCTGCCATCAAATGTAATTTCAAATACTTTGTTATTATCACTAAAGATTTCAAAATCTCTCTTTACTCCGTTGAATTGATCACTAAAATCATCTATTGCAAGAACTCTATTACCAATGAATTCTTGATATTGTGCAAGGAATGGTAAATTAAATAAAATTTCATTAGATACCAAAGAACCAGTAACGTCAATACTTTTTTCACGACCAATATCAAAGTCTCTTACAGTATTAAGATCAACAACTTGAGTCAAATCGGAAATGGCAACTAAGACATTTAAATCTTGTGCTGTCTGCAATCCAACAATAGATGGATCATAAGAATCAATTACAAGTTCACTAAACTTCTTAAATCCAGAAGTATGGTTTAATGAACTTACCAATGGGTTCCAATCAGAATAATCTATTGAAGATCTTATGGCATACGAGAAATATTGATAGTAATCATTATCATGAACTCTTTGGAATGCTGAATTTAACTTTCCAGTATCTCTCAAGAATCCTTTCTTAGTAATGCTATTTGATGATATTGTATACTTTGCAGGTATACCATCTACACTTGATATTAATCCTTGGTTTTGTGAAGATTGTCCAATAATTAAATCATCTACTTTAAATGGTATTTTAGATCTAACTCTCAAGTATTCATTACGGAAATCGTAAAATTGAACAACACCTCTATTATCATCCTGTGCAACAATAAATTCACCAGTTCTAAATGAATCTTTTTCCAGTTCAATATCAAATGTTGGGAAATAAGATTCTGGGGTTACAGTTCCAAAAGAGTCAAAACTATCAAAATTACCTGGAACTTGTCCTGGTTTCAAATAGTCCTTCAAATTATATGTAATAGTTGGGACTTCGCCGCCAATATTTGCATCTACTGCGGTTAACGTAAATAATGCATAACCAAAATCTGAGGAATTATAACCAGTTCCATTAATAGTTGCATCAATATTAGTATTTTCAACAATAACTTTATCACCAACTTTAAATGGGTAGTCACTTTCACTAGAGAACGTCACTGCAAATCCGATAGTTACATTATAATTACCAGGATCATAAGTAATATCATCAATTCTTATTCCATTTGGATTATTAATAGGAAGAATTACTGGTGTAACATTATACAAACCTGATGTATTTCTAATAATAGATACTTCAGTATCTCCAATATCATATTTTAGTGAAGCTTCAGTATTGACTCTTCCAGTAAATCCATCAAGAACTATCAGTTGTGGTGGAACAAAATAATTAATTCCAGGATTAATAATTTTAATCTCTTTAAATTTAGATAGAGGTTCAATTTTATATGTGTATGGGAATTGTGCTGCAGGATTTAGTGTTTTATCTGATGGGTAATCAAATCCAATATCAGTTAGAACCACATCATCAACTTGTCCAAGATTGTTACTTGCTGGAAGGAAAATTGCACCTGTTCCTCCAATACTGACAATTTCTGCAATATTTGGAAGTTTTCTGTAACTCCTTCCAACAGAGTCCAATGATACTTTTGCTACAGGACCTATAGCACTCAATGAAGTAGTGTTATATCTTATAATTGCCTCAGTTTGTCCATATGAACTTTTCTCTGGAGTATCTATTAGAGAATAATTAAAAGTTGTTGATGTTATGCCTGTAACTTTTTGCTTTAAATTATACTTACTTGATCCAATTGTCAGTTTATTTGCATTTTTTATATTAAAGACATCAGAAATAATTTCTAATTTTGATGCTGCCGCGCCATTATATCGTATTGGTTCAAGATTGTAGTATAAAGTTGATGGAACATTCTCATCTATGATTAATTCTAATTTTGCTCCTGGTTCACCAATAATTCCACTTGTTTTAACATTAAATTCTCCCAGGTTTGTCTCTGTAGTAAAGAATTCATCTGTAAAATTTTCATCAGTATATAAGAAGAAATTAAATGATGGTAGAGAATTTGCAGCGAGAGTTTGATCTGATAAATCAAATATTACTGTACTATTTCTGTAACAGAATACTTCTGGATTTATCTCACTCAATGTTCCTAAAGATTGAGTTTCTATATTAATGAGTTGAACATTTTCATCAGAAGAAATTACGTCATAAAAATATTCTGATAGTGATACTGTGTTATCATCTAATACAACAACATAATATATTTTTGCATTTTCAAGTCCAACAGAAGGTGAAGGTGAGTTGTAAATTACTTTTGATCCATTTTTAAATCCATGATTTGGCAATGTAATCGAATTTCTATCAATATTAACTGCTGAGTCAATAAAAGATTTTGGATTTACTAACAATCTTCTATTAAGATCATCATATGTGATTGTAATACTAGTTTGAATGCCACTGATCACATTAACAGTTACATTATCACCATCAGTAAGTCCATGACTTGCATTTGTAGTTACTTTGGCAAATTTCTTATATACGTCACCAACGATAGTATTGGGATTATTTGTTGAGAAACTGTGAATTTCTCCAGTTCCATAATCAACTAATTCATAAATTAAAATACCTTCTGAACCAACACCAACGAATTGACCAGTGCTTCCAACACCAACTTTTTGTGTAGATATTCCAATAAAGTTTGAGTCATATACTGCGGCATAAAGGTTAACCTTATCTTCCAAAGGAAATTCTGATGATCCTGTAGATACTTTTATTCCAGTAAAACCAGCACCAACATTATATGTAAGTAAATCGCCTGTTTTAAATCCATGCGATGGCAAATATATTGTATTTGGAGTTGTAGTTACAATTTTATTTTCTGTTACTCCAGCATTACTGCGATATAGTAATCCAGATTGTTTTGCAGCTCTAGAAATTGCAGATCCATTTGTTCTGTAATATGAACTCCTTAAAATTCCAGTCTCAATTTGAGCTCCCCAAACATATATTGTTGGAGATGCATTTAAGGTTAAACCTTGTGGTCCATATGTTCCTATTTTTAGTGTATGGGCACCAGATCCTGTAAATGCAGTAAATGAATATCTTCTCCAGGTATTTGTTAGGGTAACCTGAGAACTATAGAATGCTAGACCATCATCAATAATAATATAAACAACTTCTCCACCAACATCTCCTTTTAAAAATACTGATATTACATGATCTGTTGCAGAGAGTGATACTGAGGAATACTCTAATCCAAATCCATCAGAAGATCCTGTGGTAGATCCAAAAGAAACTTTTGCTACACTATTAGTATTATTTGGTGATGTTGCTGCATAATAACTCACTGACCCAGTACCAACACCAACTGTATAATAATCCCAAGCGGATACGAGTGTAGGAGGAACGGGATCTGAGTATAAAATTAAATTTTCAGATGGTATAATGGTAGACTCTGTTGGATTAAAGTAATATTCAGTATCTAATGCATATTCTGTAGTTGTTTTGAATCCAGTATTTACAATGATCTTTCTTGGTCTTTCTCTTAAAATAGATCCCGCTTCATATGGATCACTAATACCATTTAATGCCCTTTCGACCCTTATTCTAGAATCGTCTTTATATACATTTAATATCTTTACATTTTCATCCCCAATAGCGTAAATATCATTTACTGATAGCGATGGGAATAGTAAGTTACCACTAACATTAAAATAAGTAACAATACCAGTAGAAGTAGCATCTCCTACCGCATTTGAAAGTGTGAGGTTATTGGTCGTTACGCCAACGTTATAACTATTTGCAAATTCTGTCGATAAAATGTTCAGATTTTGAATAGAGACAATATCGCCGTTTGAGAAATTGTGATTTGTTGATCCAATTCCAATAAATCTACCATCAGAAATAGATGGTGCAAATTGAACAGATTCGAGTAAATCAAATTGATACTCTATATTGGTTACTGTTTTTCCTTGAAGTTCAGAAATACGTGCATATGCGCCAGACCCACTAGTTTCAGTATTATCAAAGAAAACGCTGTCCGAAAGAGAATAATTATCTCCAGGAGCAACTAACTTTAATTCTGTAACTGTTCCAGGAGTTACACTCCTAATTTCTGTAAATCCTTCCGCAAATTGATCTGGTTGAAGGAAACCAGAGTATGCAGTCCTATTTCTAAGTAATCCCAGTTTACCAGTATATCTAACCCATCCAGATTCATTGATATCCACATACTGTAAACTTGAGAATTGATCGAAGTTAAAAGATACTGGTTTTGATTTGAATGATTCACCTATTGCATATGGGAACACGGGTTTTAAGTAACCATTTAGTGGTCCACTTGCCTCTGGAGTAGAGTTAATCGTACAGAAGTATGCATATATACCATTTGGAAATTCTGGTGTTTTACAATATCTACCATTATGAATATCTAAGTCACCATCACCCACATACTGATAATCTTCTATAAAAATGCCTGCGGGGAAAGATCCAGTTGGCGGTCTATTTGGTGGTAAAATTAAACTATATCCACTGTTTAATCTTCTAATTGCTCCACCCTCTTTATCTGCATATCCGTAGGGTCCATATATTGGATGTCCATCATATGCCCAACCAACAATAGGGGAATGATACTTGGTGCTATTTGAGTCATTATCAATATCATCACGATATATTGTATTGCCTGCATTATCGAGAGATGTTGCAAGCAATTTCCTTCTCAATTCTCTACCAAGATATCCGTGAGTATATTGTAATCCCGCATCTGAGGTAAGAGCGGAAGTAATGATGCCATCATCTGGATCTATTTTTTCTGCTTGTATAATTCTTTCAACAACATTAATGGTCCAAGATTTTATTTTTGCACTAAATGTTGCACCAGAACCTGTGGGAACAACATTTAGTATAGTATCTACCTGTTTGTACCCAAATCCACTTTCAATAATCTTAACTTCTACTAATTTTCCATCTTGAAGTACTGGAGTTAATACTGCACCACTACCAGAACCAAGGATTTCAATCTTAGGCGGAGAATTATATCCAGTTCCTTGGTTATTGACGATAACCCCAATAATTCTACCAGCAGCAGATACAATGGGAGTTAACTGTGCGTTAACTCCACTATTCAACTGAATGTTTGGTTGTCTGTTATAATTTAAAATATTTGCATCACCGTAGTCTTTTCCATTATTACTTAAAGATACTGAGAATATTTCTCCAGTAAATATTGGACTGATAACAGCAGAAAAGTTTTGACCTGCCGTTGTAGTTACTCCAATTGGAGCTTCTAACTTTACTTCAATTGGCCTATATCTTAATGCATGTACGCCAGTTCCGCCATCCTCGAAGTCAACAAATCTTTTATTTACATAATTAAAATCTGACTGTAGAGTTGATCCAATACCAACCGAAACATACTCTGCTAATCTAAACCTATCTTTATCAACAACGTTTACATAATATTCTGAAGTTGAACTTATTCCTGTAGGTAAAGTATCATCTGAACTAATTCTTACAATTTCTTTGTTACTATATCCATGGTTTGGATATTTTATAGTGTTTCTGTAAACATTAACATGATTCTTATTAAAAAATAAGGTTTTGTTTGTATAATTAGATCCACCATTGATAACTTCAATAGATGATATGACATTTTTCTTTTCAAATGAAGTTATTTTTTGTAGTCCATCTCCATATGCAGTAAATGAGACCGTATTAAATCCAACAATAGCATCATCTGCAGTATTGTAAAGTTTAATGGTTCTTTCGTCTATGGTTTCAACAAAGTAAATTGCATCATTAACTAATCCACCAATCTCTGTTTGGGATTGGGAAGAATAAAGAATTTTCTCGTAATTTCTAAACTTATGATATGTGCTAAATCCAATAGTATTATCAGAAATATTTACATTATCATATAAACTTCCTGCGTTGAATGATACTGAATGTGTTGTTTTTGAAAGTTTACACTTTGCTTCTGCACCAGTGCCATTTCCACCAGAAATAGTTACTTTTGGTTCTTCAACATAGTCAAAACCCTTATCAATAATATCAATTCTAGTAAGAGAACCTCTTACATTACATAAACCTTCAGCACCAGTACCAAAAATCGAATTTCCAATACCAATATTGTCATCAATGGTTAAAATTGGTGGAGAGATTACATCATAATTTTTATCTCCAGGTGAGGATACTACAATTTCTTGAATTTCTCCGTAGTAAAGAGTATCAGGAGATTTATAATTTAGTAATTCTACACCATTGACGAACATTCCAATGTTTCCTGGAGATGTGATAGTCTCTTCATAATTATCATATGGTTGTGGTTTTCCTATTTTTCTAACCAAACTTTGTGACTTAATAACTCTATCTTTAAACTTCAATAATTGGAACTTATTATTAAATACTGTTCCAAATACTTTAATAAAAATTCCACTTCTAATATTTGATCTACTAGTTGCAAGTCTCACTGTAGATGCGTTAACTTTGTATATAAAATACTGTCCTTCTGGAATATCGAGACCTATATTATTATTGTAATCATAGTAAACTGCATCACCCGTAATAAATGCATTTGCTCCAATGTTTATATCAAATCCATCAAACTGTCCACTAAAAACTGCAGATAAGTCTTGAATAGTTATGGGTGTATTGTAATAATCTGGTAAAGAATTGGATACAATATTCCTATCGGATCCATCAATATAAACATTACTTACATTTGCTGAGAATATATTTAATTCTGGATTATTTACTGATGATGCTTTAGATATACCTTTTCTTATCGTATACTTTACTGCAGTAGTATTAACTTGTGTTGTCAAGTTGATGTCAAACTCATAGTTGTCGGAAACTGCAATTACAAAAACATCGTACTGATTGCCATCACTTCCTTTTACAGTACCAATATCACCTAATGTAAAAATATGAGGGTCATACGTTCTAACCCTATATTGGGCAGCACCATTTAATTTTAAGGCAACTTGCGTTAAAGATTCGATTTCATATTCTGGTGTTGCATTTAGAATCCATGAAGTGACATTATAATCTTCACTATCTTCTCCCAGAGATACAATTTGTATTTGGTCTCCCTCTTGGTAATAGTATGATTTATCTCTATCAAAAATCAGATCTCCTAAAACACCAGTAACCTTAACTCTAATTTCACCATTTTCTGTTTTTGCATATGCATAATCTGTGGTTGTTATATCAGTGTTTAGTGGGATATCTAAAGGTGTCGTTAATCCAAAGAATTGAGTTGTGCTTTTTCCACTATATTCTATCTGATATTCAACGTCGTTATCAAAAAATACTAAAGTTCCTTCATTCTGAAAACTTAATGTCGAATCTACATCAATATAAGTTTGCCCCGCTCCAACTGGATTTGTAACTTTTGTTTTTGGATGTACAGTAAAAATAAAAGTCTCAAGGTCTGGATTATAATCCAAACTCATTTTATAATAAGTTTCATCTCCTCGGAACAATTCTTCTACATCGGTGATTGTACCTGATGCATTAGGAATAGTATCTGTTTCATCCTGAAACAGTGTTCTATTTACAAGATCTTGTGGGTCCCCCGATAGTGGTTTTACGACAAGATCTCTGGTTATTCTATAGTCAGCATCTGAAGGTTGAATGAGAAAATCTCTAGGTTTTACTACCTTTACATCGACACCCCAAATTAATCTAAACAACAAATCAAATGAGGAGTTTGCCCCTTTTGAAGCATAAAAATCCTTTAATCTTCCTACTACCGATTTTTCATTGATCTCCTCATAAAATTGAATATTATCAAATCCAGGAGCATATTGACGCTTATATTTTTTATATAACTCAGCAATAAAAAGAGAATGTAAATTAAATACTGCAGAACCAGATGAATGTTTACTCTTTAGAGTTTTTTCAAAACCTACACTCTTATCAATGTTATCGAAATATGAATTAATTCCAACAAATCCACGAACACATCCAACAAAGGTATTTTCTGTTTTAGTATCATACCTTATAATTTCATCATCAATTTGAATAAGACCATCTCTGGGTGGAAATCCTGCAGTATCTGATACTGATATTGTTGATCCAGTAAAACCAATATCAGAAGTTAATTCTGTAGAGTATACTATCTCCGATATATTGGTTAACTGGGTATACTCATCAATATTATTAATAATATCTAGAGGAGATCCAGGACTTTCTAAGTCTCTGTAATATGTGCGTAAGAATTCTACAAATTCTGGATAAGAATCGGCAACGTACTCGGGAACCTGATCTTGAACTAGGTTTTGTATTTTTACTCTATCCATATTTTATAACCTTACGTAATCTCCGTTTAAGTAGCTCGATGATACTATGTATTGTGATCCTGAGAGGTCAACTCCAGATGATATGGTATCTGATACCATATTGACAATTGACTTTGAAGTATCTAATTGCAGATATAAATCTTGCAATCCAATAATGTCATTTGATTGTGGTATGACTGATACCTCAACAATATCGTCACCAAATTTTTTCTTCGCGGTAGAAACAATGTTGACGGCATTAACCCTTATTTCACCTCTTACATAATCTATAGTTCCAAAATCTTTTCTTATAATAATTGGTTGATTTTTTGCATCTAATCTGAATAAAAAGATACTACCAGTCTCAAAATCATGATTTGGTAAATCACTTAGGTACACAGTGCCTACAATACCCTCAACTTGCAATCCACTAGTTCTTATATTGTATCCATATGTGGACTTGATATGAATTCTATTACCAAAACAAATTTCATATTCTGCAAAAATTCCAGGTGGAGAGACTTTTACGTCTCTTCTTAAGTATACTGTTGTAATGTTTGATGTAATTGCTGCAGATGAGTCATCAATAAGTTTTAAAAATTTACTGTATTTAAATCTAGAACCATATCTATTTAACTCATCAGAAGAAGCATAAAATTGAATATTTTTTTGAACTTCTTCTTTTATTTGAGAATCAACTCCTAAATTTCTGTTATAATAAACATTTGAAATATACTCAATATATAAGTATTTCAAATCAATAAATTCTGGAATAATTCCAGCAACAGAGTAACTTCTAAGTAGTGTTTTTATATTATCTTTTACAATATTTGGTATATAATCTCCATTTTTGGGTTTAATTGATATAAAGACTTTTCCGTATCTGGGTGGGAACAATTCTTCTCCACCATATACAGAGACCGAATCTGTCTCTGGATATAATGTGGGTATCAGTGCCTCATAGTCTGCGGCAGTAACTGCTCTGTTCTGAGATGCATAGACTCTCGGTGCTAGTTTTTTAATAGACTCTACAGACTCAATTGGAGATCCATATCCAGCACCCTCAAGAACGTTTAGTAGAGGTGCATTAACTTTTACAGGACTACCGTTATTATCAAAAAGTCTTCCAGTAAAAGTAAACTGATTGATTCCATTTCCATTCTCAGCATTAGTTACGACATAGGTTGCAATGATAAAATTGCCATTTTGTAACTTGCTTCCAAAAGTACCATCCCCAAAAATTAGTTCATATCGCTGATCTTCTATTTCATTAATAAAGAATACATCATCAGTTCTAGATACATTAACTAAATTTGATGCTTGTTTATAATATCTTGTAATGTTGCTGTTTTTACTCTCTCTAACTTCTACTCTTATTAGACTAGTGTCTATTCTTGGATTCTGTAATATAAATCTTTGATTCTTATTCTTACTATCTACTGTGAAGGTATTCTGTATGTACGCACCTTCATAGATCTCTACATCCTCAAATGTTGCAGTTGCTGCCGACACAGGCACTGTAATGTCTTCTGGAATAGAATACACATAACTTCTTCCGCCATAATTTGCCGATGAAGTTGCAACAATACCTCTTCTCAATGTAATTGATACGGGGTTTGTTGAGAATGTAGTTAAGTCTAAAGTAAAACGAATTTTTGCTCTTGATGCTGTAACTGATCTTGGAAGATACCCAAGATTTCTTGCTAATGATACAACATTCTCTCTAATTGTTGCACCATCCAAAAACACTTCATTGGTCAACATATTAGCATTATATGCACTTATATAAGTGTTATATGCTAACGTATCTAAAAGAACCGTGAAGTTTGATCCTTCAAAGTCGTAGTCAGTAAAGCTTCCATCTGCTTTGAGGTAAGCTTTTATTGACTCTTTTATATTAGTAAAGTCTAGATCTGCTACGTTGACTATTGACATTTATCGAGTTGGTAGTAATACGAATTGCAATTGTTGGGGTTGTGCATCAATACCCACGATATAGTATTTTATAGTGACTTCCATCAGATTTTCATCTGGATTTGGTACAACAAGCACTTCTTTTAAGTCAACTCTGGGTTCATTGAGTTTTATGACGTTTGTAATCTCGTCCCTTAATGAACTAGCAGCAAATAAGTCTATATTTTCAAATAATAATCTATTTACAGAACAACCAAAATTTGGGGCAAAGAATTTTTCACCCCGAACAGTTAAAACTAAATTTTGTACAGAACGCGCAATAGCATAATCATTCTTTAATATAATTAAGTCTCTCGTTAAGGGATTTTTCCTCAACGTGAGACTTATATCTTTGAAACCCCTACTGACACGCTCTAAAGGCATGATATTTATCAAAAGTTTACCTGATGACTTATTTATCACACTTATTTTGAGTTATTGGTGCCAACGCTCAACAAAATCGTCAAACCCACCAGCACCTCCACAGGGACGTTCCATACGATCTTCTGGAACTGGGTAAAGTTCTTCTTTTCTTTTGTTGCGATTGCGCTTTGACGCCATATTTAAGAGTCTATCACTGTCAGTTTCAGTGATGAGGGTCATTCCCTCTTCAATAAAGTCAGTTGATTTATCAACTTCAAAGTGATTTCCCATTTTTTGCTCCTGATTTGTTAGATCAGAACTTTTAGAGGGGTTGCTATCCCTATTCAGCGTTAATGCACCGAGGATCGCATGGATTCATACCACAATTTTCGCAAATTTTATGTTCTTTTTCTGTTTTCCAAAAATATTCGTCAGTATCGCCAAGTCTTCCCCAAGAAATTCCATTTTCAACCTGAAAAATGTGTGTAGATACCTTAAAATCAGGAGTTTTTGGAGTTTCTGGTGTAATAGAGAGGTCATACATTCTCATTCTATTGTTTGGATAGAGTCCAAACTGCCCATTTTCCAGTAAAATACAATTATGTGACTTATGTTCGTCTGGTTTTTCACTAACATTAGTGTCTATAATATCTATATCTGCATGGAAGTTGTCTAAAGTAAACAGATATTGACCTTTTAAGAACCCATGGTTGCGAGTAAACACCTCAAATTGCATTGTACTGATAAATTGCTTCTGAATGCAACGTATTCCATAGTCCATACAGTTCCAGAACTGTAGGTTAGGAAGGTCCAGATCGGGGTCTGGAAGCGTCTGTGCCGAGAGAAACGCGCTGATAGGTAGTTTATCATATATGGCACCATATTCTGGTAAATATGTCTCAAAATAAAAAGCACGTCCAGGTATGGACTTTGCCGATACCCAGACGCCTTCTACAAATTCACCAAATCCATCTTGAAAGTCTCTCAGATACTCTTTACGTACCCATACTTTTTGGGATGGAAGATTGGTGACTAATTGACTCATGCTTAACCTTTACCTTGTCCGCGATAGCGTTTACGTTTTGCATTCCGAGAGCTTGCGGCATATTTGGTATGCTGCCCTGCTCCTTGCCGAGTTTTTTTGGGTTTTGACTCGATGATTTTTTTGCCAGCAGATGATTTGAGCTTTGCCATAATTACTTAGATTCTTCAAAAAGTGGTTCAAGGTAAATGAGGGAAGGATCAATGTCCTCACCCTCATAGAATTTTTCAGAAAGATCTTGAAGTACCTCAGTGGCATCTTCAAGAGTGAGGTTTTGATATAACGCTCTGCCATTATAGCAGAGATTATAAAGGTTTTCCATCAGATGACGCGAATCTTCTCGTGACCAACGCGGATACGAGGATCGCACCAAGTCTCAACGCCTGCTTCTTTGGCATCAAGACAGAACGACACGTCTTCGCCGCACATATCTTGAACATTACCAGATTCAAAGACTTGCATCTTAGGAGCGAACCAAGGATATTCGAGACGCTCAAAGACACCCTTACGAATCATAACCCAACCGAATCCTGTGTAGTCAACAGTGAAGGGTTTGCGACGCTTTGCCATGGACTCTACGGTCTCATGGTTCATAACACCACCGTTCTTACGGAAGTCATCTTCTTCCAACCAGTGTGCCACGCTAGTGGTCATACCATCTTCGGTGGCGTACCAACCACATGCGATTTCTCGCTCAGGTTGCTCGTTTCCGTCTTTGTCTGTACCAGGAACTGCGAGATCGCACAGTTGCCAGAACTTCTCTGTATTGAATACAATGTCATTATCAATCCAAAGTTGATAATCATAATTCAGTTTGCCATCCCAGGGAATTTGCTTGGGACCGCGCAGAACATTCGCTCCAAGAACCTTGCAACGTGCAAAGTTAACCATCGACGAATAATCCTGAGAGATTTGAATACTCATACCATTCTGTACAAGGTCAAATGCCAATTGTACAAAAGATTTGAGGAAGGTATAAGAGCAACTACGTCCAGGAAGACAGAACACAATGCTCTTGCCTCGCATACGTGCTTTGATTGCATCATAGTCCCATGACTCTTTGGGTTGAGTGGGGGCAGATGCCTTAACAGTGAATCCTTTTGCCATGTGTTTAAAGTTTCTTCAGATCAATTCTAACAGTGTATCTATATGATGTCAATAAGAGGATTCTGCGACCGCCTTTTTATCAACTGTCAATTCCTCGTATTCGTACTTAGACTCGTCCAATTTTTTCCATTTATCTTTGAATTCCTCTTCTGTAAGTACAGATTCGAGGCATTGATTATCCTTCGAGTAAATGTGGTAGATTTTTGAGTTCATCATATCTGTCTAATTCGCTACAGAATTATATATCCCTATGATGAGAATCCCCATTACGGCAAATACTACCTTTGGGTGTCGGGCAATCCAATAAGTCAGGATGACCCTCCACATATTCCAATAGGGTGTTCTTCGGCGGCGCATTCGGAGAATTCTCATTGACCTTATTATACCAGAGGATCTACCTTCTGTGGGGTGTTTGAGGCAACATAGGGCGTATCAATAACATTTGGAGATTGTGTTATATCTCCTGCAATACAAATTCGATAATCATCTGAGGTATACCCTGGCATAACCATATGATCCATCATCCCAGGAAAAAGCAAGAGTGTTCCCTCAGAACTCTTGTCAAGCTTTACATTATACGTCTGAATTAATCCAAGAAGATCAGAGTAAAATAAAATAAAGTCTGTGGCAGACGGGTGGCGAGCATGACAGTTCCCACTCTGCTCCTCTCTCCAATCTGTGGGAATATTCATCCAAATCACAAAAGAAAGCACCGATTTATGTTTGTGCGGCTCTACATAATCCCCTGGATGATTTACCCTCACCCATAACCTGCTAATCTCCAGCGAATGTTCGTGGGTTGTGTGCGGCTCGCCAGGGTAGTAGAAGTCCGTAAAGTATTTGTTTACATACGGCACCATAAACGCCGCCAACTTACCCTCATCATCCCGTATAGGAAATTGGTTATACTCTAAATCTACCTCGGGAAAATTCGGAGGTAACACAGAATCAATTATGGAATTCAAATACTCTCGGATATTATCATCAATCTCACCTTTTATGACGCCAAGGTTTGGGAACTCTAAATGATCCACGGAAATTTTTTACAGTAACCTTATTATAACACCTTATGGGTGAAAAATTTTTGGCGAATTTTTTTTAATGAACTCGAAATCACTCACTCGAATTGTCACCTCTGTAGGTTAGGGTAGTGACTCGTTTTTAATCGCAGGGGCGCACATTAGTATAACTTATCAATGGAATCAACTGCCATAACGACTGCTGATCAATCGATGTGTGCCGCACGAACAACTGGCACACACTGCCAAACCCCTTGCGCCGCAACGGATCTCAGCGACTGTGCCAATCCACGAACTGCCATTTTCCAGTTACAACCGTTTACAATCCAGTTTGCGAACTGTCCACTCTGAAATGCTGACGAAAACTGACATAAAACGTCACACTACAGGGCACAAAAAAAGCGACCCATAAGGGTCGCTGATCAGTCCCGTTTTTGTGCAGAATCTAAAGATTCTCTCCCTATTTGCCTCTCAGTCAACCAGACCCTTGTTAATCCGCCTGTATGCAACCCAGGTGATCGCTTGCATCTGAGAGGGCGAGACTGCGCTCTCACCGCGTTCTAGGCGCACTGCAGTGGCAATCGCTGCCGCTTCCCTGTAGGCGTCCTGAATGCCTGCGAATGCCTTAGGCGTCATGCTTGGCACGTCTTTCAGACCGCTTACGGTGCCATTCCAGACGTTGTAGGCGTGCCCATCGATCACGGGCGCGTCACAGTTGCCATTGGTGGCAATGTTTTCAAAAAACGTTGTAACTTTCTGCCCTTTCAAGATAACTTTAATTTGATCGTAATTTGCACGCAATTCGAGAATCGCAATCGCCTTTGCTTTGTTACTTTTAAAGGTGCAGACTTTAATCTCCTCAGGATCGATTCCCGTTGCGATTGCACGGGCAAGCGATTCCGCGTCTTGAATGTTTCTATCCCACTTGTTATTTGGCGACAGTGCAGCGATTGCGCCTGCAATCTGATCAGTGCTGAACCCGTATTTGTTACCCAAAGTCACGCAAATACCGTGGGCATTGTTATACCAATTAGCGCCATCTTGCTGGTCAAGAATACTGGCGCGGAAGAACATTGCCAGAATTGAATCAAC